GCGAAAGCTGCGCGTTGAACTTAAAATCGAAGGACTCCTATATATATTGATTCTATTTCCTTGCCTGTAATTATTCAGACTGGAAGTGCCCTTAATAGCAGGGTTGTCTCCATGATTACTCGGAATTTTATTAGTATTGGACTATTATGTACCGCTCTACCGCCTTGCCTGGTTTCAACCTCGGTTGTTTAGTGGGAAAGTTACTCGAAAAACTATAAAACACCACACCACACTATCTCCTATTGACCTGCTCCACATTCGTGTAAGCGAATATTTGATTTTACGACTTGCGGTCGCTTTTACGAAAAGACTTACATCTTCTTCTGTTTAAGGGCTGACACTTGCAATGATAGCAAATATGTTCAGAGAGTGAGGTAGTACCATCCTCTCGTATATCTTTATCTTGAGAGCCTTTTGGCATTCTATACATTTAAGTTGATAGAACTCGTTAAGATATGATGGAAACATTAAGAATCTAGATAGGTTATTTGCGTTGTTGTAAGGTTTCAATGTGTCAACTATGACCCCCCCCCCCCAAAACAAAACAAACATCTCTCTCCAACTCAACTTGTGTCGCGACAACGAATACAGACACACTTTGATCTTAGATCAAATCTTAACAACATCCTTCTGGAAAAAGGATAGCCTTCTTGCACAACTCCAACTCAAATGTTACGACATGAGTACCACCGGAGCCCTATATCATTACTTTTACTGGGGCAAGAAGATTCCATTTCGTCTCCCATCAAACAAAGCGCAAGCTCGTATGATTATGGAACGTTTTGGAAAGCTACCAATTGAAAGACGCAACTCTAATGGACCTCGTCCACGAAATTGCGCTTCGCGCGGAGATCTGGCTGCTCAAGGATTCTTCGATACCACCATCACGCACACACACGTTGCTCCGCAACTTTCTAGTGTGCTCGACGCTCTTTCTCAAGTAGTGTCCCAATGTTCCATGCCGGAATCCACTGCTGATCTTATGATTGGTCTTGTTGTAAAACTCACGTTGCTCAGCAAAATCGATTTGAAAGATTGGGTAGCTGTGACCGCTTGGACAATTGACGCCCTGAGATCTATGGGTGTCAAACTATCACATGTGCTAGCTTTCCTCGGAAAGTTTACCCCTACCACCGGGTTGCAAGCACAAATTCTGACCAATCAGAATTGGGTAGAGTTCATCACTGGATTCTTTTCCTTGGGAATTTTTAATATCCCTTGTCCCTCTTCTGTCGTGACAGCCATTGTAAAATCTGGCAACTTTGCGAGAGGAATTTCCAATATTTGGCAACTTGTTGAAAAGTTCGTTAAAGAAGGACTTCCTGTCATATATGAATATGTCACTGGTACCCCGTACGCCATGAAAGAACTCGAACTTTATTTCGCTGATATCAAACTTTGGTACGACGCTGTTCAAGAAGTTGTTTCTATTGAGGCAAATGATGAAATTGCTGTCTCTGAAGAAACTTGCCGTCATATCGAAGGTCTTTATCGCCAAGGAATGTCTTACATTTCCCGTGCTGAAGAAATGAAGTTGGACTTCAAAATGATCAGAGCTATTGAATTTCATTTCAATGTTTTGAAAGTTTACTACGATCGAGCGCAAGCCTCTGGAGCATTCAAATGTTCTCCTCGAGCTGAACCTCTCATCGTTTGCGTGCATGGTGCTTCTGGAGTTGGAAAATCAGGAATGATGTTTCCCCTTGCGATTGAATTGCTTAGATCCACTGGATTTTGCAGTGAAAGATGGGCCGAACAGATCTATACTAGAAATGTCAACCAAATTTCTTGGGATGGCTATAGAGATCAACCTATTTGTATGTACGATGACTTTGGACAAAAACGCGACACTGTCGCCTCTCCAAACGAAGAATTCTTTGAAGTTATCAAAACTGCAAATCTTGCTCCCTACAACCTCAAAATGGCCGCTCTCCCTGACAAGTCTCGCACTTATTTCCGCTCCAAAGCCATCATCCTCAGCTCTAACACTGCGTTTTTCAGTCCTGAATCTCTCACTCATCCCGAGGCAGTGCGACGTCGTATTGACATCTCCGCTCAGGTTTCAGTCAAACCTCAATTTCGCATTGCCGGCACCGACCGACTCGATGTCATCAAAGTTCAACGTGCATTCCCCGCTGGGTACGCTCTCGAAATTTATGATATTTGGATGTGCGATCCTATGACTGGACACCACCTTGGCCGTGATCCTATGTCTTACGACGAGTTTCTCGGCATAGTTCTTGCTAAATTCGACAGAAAAATACGCGGAGGCGAAATGCAAATTGATTTTTTGAATAAAATTGCATGTCGCCCCCTCGTTGCTCAAGGCAAGATTGAAGACTTTAAACACGGAATCGACTATGCTGTGCTCTTTGCTCTATACAAAATGAAATTTGAAGGGATCACAACGGACAACACATACGCTGACCCCGAAGATCTTCAAGAAGCTGTTGCTGCCGGAGAAGTCACTATTGACTGGACTAAAATCTGGAAGAAAGTGTCTGACCCCATGCTAATGGCAATGAAACACCCCGTGACAACACTGTGGACAAAACCCGCTGCTGTTGCTTCGACTGCTCTAGCCTACTTTAAGGCAGAATCAGCAAAACATCTCGAAACCTTCAATTCTGGAATTAAAGATGTGCTTGCCAAAGCTCTGGAACTTCTCAAGAAGTATCCTATTTTGACAGCGCTCACTATTGCAGTTCCTATTGTTGGAATTCTTTGGTCTCTATCTGGACAAAAGTCTGAGAAATTCTCAAAAAGAATGAATAAACACCTTTCTTCTACGGATAAGATTCAACAAAAACTTGAACGTTACTCAGCAGAACTTGGACAGTCTGGAGACCCAAAAACATCAAAACAAGTACTCCGTACTGAGCTTGCTCAATCTGGCGATATGAAAACTCGACAGGCTTTACTTCGTACTGAACTTGGACAATCTGGTGACCCCAAAACTTCAAAACAGGTCCTCAAGACTGAGCTTGAAGAAGAACCAATTGTCGCCGCCCAAGCAGAACTCTTTGCAGAACTACGCAAAGACGATGGCGCTTTCAATCTCTCGAAGAAACTCTTCGCAAACACGTATTACATCGACGTTTTGGAGGGTGAAAGAACTATCGGTTCTATGCGCGGCTTTTTCATCCGAGGAAGAATTTTCCTCACAGCCGCCCACTTACTGCCTACTCTTCTTCGAGGAGATGCGATCCATTTATACAATCATCAAAAGAAAACTGGTTTCGTAATCCCCAGGAGCAGGCTGAATTACACCATTGTCAAAAATTCGCTCGGAGAAGAGAAAGATCAACTACTAATTGATACTTCTCGCCTCGTACACGAACATCCTGATGTACTTGGCTCTATTGCTTCATCTGAAGAAATGTCCAAGTTCGTCAAGGGTAATGCCGTGCTCATCACTCCCATGCAGGAAACAACTTGCTTACGTTATGGTGCAATTGTTGGACAAGACAACGAACAATCTTATTCCTCAAAGGACCAAGTTATGCACATTCGCAAACATTACCAGTATGATCTGGAAACAACGAATGGCGATTGTGGTTCACCTCTTGTAATTATCTCTAACCTTCTTCCTCGGAAGTTGATTGGTATGCATGTTGCCGGAGGCACAGGAATTGGAATATCCACTCCACTTAACGTCAAACACGTGATTACTGCACTGAAACATTTCAGTCGTGAGTCTCAGGTGATTTTGGAAGCCCAAGAATGGGTCAGTGAATTGGCATTTCCAGGCGAGCTTCCCCTTCCCGAAGGAGACTTTACCGTTCTCGGAGTTCCCCTTTACAAGGAAACTACTGGAATGGGCACTTCTATTCGTCCTTCAACTATCCACGGATACAGAACTCCCACAACAAAGCCTTGCCATCTGCGCAAAATTGTTCGTGATGATGTTGTTATCGATCCTATGATGAATGGATTGAAGAAGTGTGCCATACCATCGGTTGCTCTCAACCAAAACCTGCTTAAAGCAGCCGTGAAAGGAGTTCGTCAGAATTTCTTCAAAGACACGGAAAGACAAAGAGTCGTTACCAATCTCGAAGCCGTTGCAGGTATCGAAGGCGACCCTTTTGCCACTCCCATAAAACGCTCAACTTCCGCTGGACACCCGTTCAAAAGAATGACTAAGCTCCCTGGTAAAACGAAATGGTGCGGAAGTGGCGATGATTATTTCATGTCGGAAGATATGGAACAAATGATTCTTGAGAGAGAAGAAAATGCTCGCAACAACAAGCGACATCCCACCATATGGGTGGACACTCTCAAGGACGAAAGACGACCCACTGCCAAAGTCGACATTGGAAAGACCAGAGTTTTCTCTGCCGGACCAGTTGATTACATCCTGGCTTTGAGGAAGTATTTCCTTGGATTCACCGCACATTGTGCTGCAAATCGTAACACCAACGAACTTTCCATCGGAACGAATGTATATTCTACCGATTGGGATGTTATTGCAACACGAATGGGAACTCATGGGAAAAATGTGATCGCTGGCGATTTCTCCAATTTCGATGGAACTCTAAATGTCGAAATCTTGGAAGAGATCGTTAATATCATCAATGATTGGTACGGAGACTCCGAAGAAGAACAACACATACGATCTATTCTTTGGAGAGAAGTGCTCAACTCAGTCCACCTCTGTGAAGGAACAACTTACATGTGGACACACTCTCAACCCTCAGGAAATGCTTTAACTGCAATCCTGAATTCACTCTACAATTCAATTGCGTGTCGCTATGTTTGGCTTTTGCTCACTCTTGAGCATCCCCAATATCACTCCATGCGAGCCTTCAACGCTAACGTTGCGATGGTTTGCTACGGAGACGACAATCTCTTGAATGTCTCACCTCGTGTGATTGATATCTTTAATCAAGTGACAATGGCTGTTGCCTTTGAAACTTTTGGAATGATATACACAGACGAAGTGAAATCTGGCAAAATGATACCGTGCCGCTCCATAGAAGATGTTGGATACTTAAAACGTTCCTTCGTTTACGACCAAGAGCGAAAGCACTGGCTGGCGCCCCTCGAACTGGATACCATCCTCGAAATTCCAAATTGGATTCGAAGTTGTGTTGACAGAAACGCGGCGACCGAAGTAAATATACAAGATGCCATCGAGGAACTTGCATTACACGATGCCTCCGTTTTCGAATTCTGGGTCCCTATACTGACTAATGCAGCAGAGGAACAGAACCTGAGACCGAAGGTGATGACACTTTACGAATATGTCGAAAGTGACAGATATGCTAAGGGCATGCTAACAGCATATGCTTAGAGATGTAACTAGGACTTCCTCTCATTGGGTGACCGAGTTGAAGTAGCAAAGCCTGAATTACATCTATGTAGACGAGCGAGATTTCTCTTGCTATTGATAAATGTGTGCGTCTGTAAATAATGGCTATTTATCCACCCTGACTTGACTCTATTAACTTAATCCTGTTTGGAGTATTCAAGATGAACCTACCGGATTGCTATGCAAAATACACAAAATAATAAGATGGAAACTTATCAAATTACACGCTTTGTCGATGATGTCTCACCGACAATGTACAATAAACCTGGCGTCGCCAAACATTCTGAATGGATGACTGATGCCGAAGAAAACCGAACCCACAATATTACAGATATTCTCCAACGACCCGTTGAAGTCTTTACTGGTACTTTTAGTGCTAGTTTTTCTGGAGTTACTATAAATTTTCCCAATGCTCTCATTGACGCATCTTCGAATTTGAAGGACAAACTCAATCATTTTGAGTTCTTGCGTGCTGATATTCATGTAAAATTGGTTTTCAATGCTACACCCTTTCAACAAGGAAAATACTGGCTCTTCTTTGCACCATACGATGCTGTTTCAGGAAGAGGACAAACTGGTCAATTACAAAATCAAACAGGTTATCCAGGAATTGAAATCGACCTCGCTACTGGCGCTCCCGTTGAATTGGTTATCCCCTACTGCTCTCCCCTCTCTCATTATAGATTAACAAATGGTGATGGAACTATGGGAGATCTCATTCTGGCCCCCATCAATAATCTCTCCTCTGGAATTACTATGGACAATTCTCACTTTACCATTTTCGCTTGGTTTGAAAATATTGATCTTATGCTCCCTACACAAATTGTTGCTCAGATGGATGAAGAAGAGAGAATGAATAAAGTTGGTCTTATTAGACCCGTACTCGATACCGTAGCCGGAGCTGCAGAAGCTGTGTCTTCTATTGCCCCACCACTATCTGTGATTACTCGACCGCTTGGTTGGATTACTAGAGCTCTATCTGGCACTCTTGCTGCATTCGGTTTTAACAAGCCTCTCTCTGAGGCCGCTAACTCCCCCTACACCAATATTCCCGCAAAAGGTTATACGCATATGGATGGCTTAGACATGTCAACTCGATTAGCTGCTGCTCCTGACTGTGCTATTACTACCGAAAGTGGTATCTTTTCATCTTCTATAGATGAAATGGACCTCGACTATGTTAAATCGAAATCTTGTATCTGCAAGAATGATATCCTATGGGATGTTACTCAAGCACCTGATACCAAATTATTCACATGGACTAATTCCCCTGCCTCATATACCAATCTCACTGGAGTACTTAATCCGACTACTGTTAATTTCCTTGCTTCTATGTTTCAATATTGGCGCGGAGGAATGAAGTACCGACTTAGTGTTACCAAAACTGCCTTTCATACAGGTCGTTTGCGTATCTCTTTTGTTCCTGCCGGAGCTGGTGGTACACCCACGACTGTAAACTCTGAATTCAATCATAATTGGATCCTGGACTTATCTAAATCATCTGAAATTGAATTTACGCTCCCTTACATTTCTAATGTGCCATGGCTTTCTACAGCTTTTATAACTACTGATGGTACTGTTCTATCTAGAACTGGAGTTATTAATGTCGAAATTCTCACTCCACTGAGAGCTGCCTCTACTAATGTAGCTCAAAGCGTGAACCTAGTACTGTGGCATTCTGGAGCTTCTGATCTAGAATTTGCAGTGCCCGAATTTTCCAGAGCCTTTGTGTTGAACACTGTTGCTCTCGAAGCTCAAATTTTCAATGAAGCAGATGCTGCAATCTCTCATAACGAACAGCTTTCTAATACTTCTGTTCCTATGTTTGGCTCTGCTCCTTCCTCCTATGTAGGCCCTGAAAAGCTTTCTATTGGAGAAAAGATTACTTCTTTACGACAACTCATCAAACGATTTGGTGAAGTTTCTCGAGGTTTTCCTTTTCCATATAGAGCAGCTGGTTTTGTGGCTTCTGTAGGACCCCTTGACCCCGCTCTTCCGGCTAACGAAGTGTATGGTCTCAACAACATTCAAATTGATCCCGCCTATTTTGGTGACAGAAACACCGCCGATATTGTGAATACTTTCTCTCTCCCTTCCGACTTCGATGCCGCTGGAGCTCCGCTTGCACCTGTGGCCTTTCCTGTCTCAACTACCCTTGCGACCAACTCTCCGATTAATTATATTAGTTATTTGTTTCGCTTTTGGCGAGGTGCTAAACGCTATAAAGTTTTTCTTCCCTCGAGTGGATCAGTCGAATCTTTCGCACAACGTATAGGCGATAATCCATCTGGAGGAATTCGTACCAACTCCGTGCGTACTTCTCTGCCTGTCATTGTTAAGAGAGCTTCAGAACCTAAAATTTCAGGATTTCTTGAACCCCCTTTTCTCACTGCAAATCATGCTGTTGAGTCTATTCCCACCTTCGAGCACACAATTTTCCCTGACATAACTGGGTGTGTTGAGTTCGAAGCTCCGTACTATTCTACTCTTCCGATTAGTCTAGTTTCAGAAGGTCTCCCAGTTACCGCTTTCGGTCCCACCGTTAACCGATCGCTGATTAACGTCACTATTGGCGCCTCTTCCCATTCTGTGGACGTGCCAGCATACCAATACATTGCGAGTGATACTGTTCCAAACAGTCCATTCGTATTCCGTCCCTCCATTGGAGATTACCGGCTGTTCTCAGCAGCAGGCGATGATTTCTCCTTTGGTTACCTTGTCGGCGCCCCACAAATTGTGAGACGTACGTAACAAAGGCCCCTTATTTAAGGCAGCGCTCTAGTTTTTAACTTTAGCGTTGTATCAACAATCACCGGGTGGTCCTTCATAGTAGCATCTGTGAAGCCATTTTATTTAGTTCTATTGAACCACCCGAGTGGTGGATGTAGATAAAACTTACGAGATCTAAATGGACTCAGCCCGGAACTAAATTGTTCCTCCCATATTCAAATGCAATAGACTAACAATCCCTAATGGACTATGCTGTTCTGCTTACATAAAAATTTTCAAATTATAACCACGCTCAACATTAGGATTTTCTCAAAAAAAAAAAAAAAAAAAAA